TCAGCGATGGAAAGATGAGAAGCAAAAGGAAGTGCAGGCAAAGGTTCAAGCCGAACGAGACCAATTGATAAACACTTGGGCAAAGCGGGTTGACTCTGCAAAGAGCGAGATACCAGATTTTGAGGCAATGGTGGGTTCTGCTGATGTTGTTGTGAGCAACGAAGTGCGGGACGCAATATTTGAATCAGAAGTTGGCCCTCGTATCTTGTACCACTTGGCTGAAAATCCAGACATAGCTGAACAACTGCAAGGCATGACTTTGACAAGAGCCTTGGCTACAATTGGAAAACTGGAAGCAAAGTTTGAAAAGACTGAGCCTCAGACAAAGCCTACTGTTGGAAGAAGTAAAGCGCCAGCGCCGATCAACCCGATCAAAGCGTCTGCAAACGGGCCAGTTACAGAACTTGATTCAAACCGTCAATTTCATGGCAACTATCAGGCTTGGAAAGCAGCACGACTTGCAGGGCGAATCCGCTGACAACCCAAATCTTTTATAAGGAAATGAAATGAGCAACAATCTGCTTACCATCTCCATGATCACCAACGAAGCGTTGATGGTTTTGGAAAACGAGTTGACTTTCTCCTCTGAAGTCATGCGTAACTATGATGATCAATTCGCCGTTACTGGCGCAAAGATTGGCGCAACTTTGAACGTTCGCCGCCCTGGTCGTTTTATCGGTACATCTGGCCCTGCGCTGAATGTCGAAGATTTCAACGAAACCAGCACCCCCGTTACATTGTCTACACAATTCCACGTTGATACCCAGTTCACTACTCAGGACTTGGCATTGTCTTTGGATATGTTCTCTGACCGTGTACTGAAGCCTGCTGTAGCTGCTGTAGCCAACAAAATTGACTATGACGGTACAACAATGGCGAAGCTGAACACTGCCAACATCGTTGGTACTGCTGGCACACCTCCTACATCACTGTTGACATACCTGACCGCCCAAGCCTATCTGGACGCAGAGGGTGCGCCCCGTGATGGTCGCCGTTCATGCATTATTGAGCCGTTCACTGGCGCAACAATCGTGGATAGCCTGAAAGGTCTGTTTGTGCCTAATGACCGTATTGGTATGCAATATAGTAAAGGCATGATGGGTCGTGACTCTGCTGGTATGAACTGGAAGATGGATCAGAACATTTCTGCTCAAACTTTCGGTACTTACACTGGTACAGCAACAATCAACACAAGCACCGACACTGGCATTTTGACTTCTGGCTGGGCGCAAACTTCTGCACTTACCTTGTCGAAAACTGGCACATTCATCCCCAACGTTGGTGACACTTTCACCATCGCTAACGTGTATGCTGTCAACCCCCAGAACCGTCAAGCCTACGGTAGCAACAAGCTGCGTAATTTCGTTGTCACTGCCATCAGTGGTAATGCCGTTACCGTCAGCCCTGCTGTTATCTCTGCTGGTCAGTTCCAAAACGTGTCCATCACAAGCCCTGGCGCTTCTGCTGTAACCCCGTTTAACCAAGCTGGCGCAGTGTCACCGCAAAACATCGTTATGCACAAAAATGCTTTCACATTGGCTACTGCCGATTTGGAATTGCCTGATGGCGTGCATTTTGCTGGTCGTGCAAGCGACAAAGACTTGGGCTTGTCACTGCGTGTTGTTCGTCAATACACCATTAACAACGATTCAATCCCGACTCGTGTTGATGTGCTGTATGGATGGGCGCCTCTGTACCCCGAATTGGCTTGCCGAGTGGCTTCCTAATCAACCCCATAAAGAAAGGAAACTATCATGGCTAATATCAATCCAGGCGCAGCACAAACCACCACCAACCATCCGATTAACCTGTCCAGCAATCAAGCAATTCGTTTGATTGCATCAGCACAATCGGTCAACCTCAACAGCGTAGGCGATACCGTTGCACAAATCCTCGTAGCAGGACGAGTCAGCGTTGCCTATGTGTTGTTGACCAATGCAAGCACCAGCTTGTCTACAGCGGCATTTGCGGTTTACACCCTGCCTGCTGCTGGCGGCACTGCTGTACTGTCTGCAACCACTCCCACAGGCGCTACCACAGCGGCTAAGGTTGTGAACACCGCGGCAACTTCAACTGATGCGATTACAGGCCAATACCTGTACATTCGCAACACCACAGCGCAAGCCGCTGCTGCAACCGCTGATATTTTCATCTACGGTTACGACCTGACTTTCCTGCCTTAATCGGCATGAAGTAAATGAAAGAGCCGCCCTCAAAAGGGGTGGCTTTTTCTGTTTTGAAGCATATAATTTGATGAACTGAAAGGTAAGCTATGTCCAATATCACCTATCTTGACGCAACCGCAAAGGTTAAAACTGCGCCAGCAAAATTAAAAGGCATTTTTGTCAGTGCCGCATCTGATACCCCCACAATTACTGTTTACGACACACAAACAACAGTCACAGATGTGAAAGTTTTAGACACTTTTACACCTGTGGCAGCAACTAATTACAATTTTTACGATGGTTTAAATACCGCAAATGGCTTGTATGTTGTGATTAGTGGCACGGTCAAATGCACTGTTTACTACGAATAAAACCCACTTAGTTTTTG